CGTCACCTTCTGCAACACCAGTTGTAGCATCAAAATTACTATAATTAACCTTTGATGCTTCTTGTTCAGTCCCACCGTTAAGTGTTCTTACTTCTGAAACATCAACACTCGAACCAGGGGCACCAGGAACCTTTGAATTTATATACAGAGTTTGATCATCTTCTGCTATCTCCATCCAATCTGAGCAAGCAATTGAATTAAAATAATAATAAAGATGTCCTGTATTGTCTATGTTATTAAATAATGCTAAATCTTCAAGACTACTTCCTGTTGCAGTCCACTCTAATTCTCCTAAAGCAGCGGAAATACCTCTTTCAGAAACAACTGCTTCTGTACTTGCAGCAGCAACCGCTCTAACAGAATCTCTAAGTTGTGGTGTTATACCATAAGTTTCTTCTGTTGCTTTGGTTGTGATTACTTCAATTGGGAATTTAACTATATTCATATTAAAAATTTTCCTTTGTCATCTTAATGTTTAAACTTCCTGAATTTGAAGAATTGTCTAAAGAATTAACAAATAATTGCACAACATCTTCATCATCTACTAAAAAGGTAGCTCTTGTATTTTTATCAGCATAATGTTCTATTGAAGAACCACTAACACTTGCATAATAAGCTGTTGAAGAAACTCCAACTACATCTGTATAATTACCATCGTACCATCTTACGTCAACTAATCCATCACCTGTTATTGTCGTATTAATAGAAGTTGCTTTATCATTAACCTCAGCGTCAACTGTAAAAAACTGGTCATCTATTTTTCCATAACTTATTTTGTCAAAGAATACTCTTATATCAAAATCACCTGCATCTGTATCTGTTGTGGAAAATACAATATCTGTAACACTTGTGATGTATTCATATTGGTCAAAAAATGCTGATAAACTATAATCAATAGGTGCCCACATACCAAACGTATTAATATCTGGTGTAAACGACCCATATTTATCTAAATCTGAAGCAAGTCCTATATTAATAGTATTTCCGAGTAATTCACTTGAGTTATTCCTATAAGCAATTTTAGCAATTGCTATATCTGAATGCCATTCTAATTTTTCAGTTGGGTGATTTGCCTTTAATTCAATTGTGTCTGTTGAAGTTCCGGCACCTATTATATTGATATTGCCAGATATTTGATGTGCTCCACCTTGCACAAAAACTTCTGTGATTGGTGTAACACTTGATTGTGTGCCATCATGCACAATATTAATTTGATCACTTCCAGTATTTGAAATTGATATTCTAGAAGGAGTTAATGTACTAACACTTTTCAATTTCAATATAGGATTAGGTGTGTCAAAATTAAATTCGTTAATTATTGATGTACCAGTACCTAAACTATATGCTTTAAGGTAATCTGACATAGCATCAATAATACCTTGTCTAATACCTCTTTCAGAAACAACAGCATCAATTCCATCAGGTGATGTTAATGCAAGTCTAACTGTTTCTGATAAAGCAGGACAAAGTCCTTCTGTGCTTTCAGATGCTTTTTGGTCAGTTGTTTTAACTGGAAAATGTTCTAGAATTGGGTTTGCCATAAATTAAAACTCTATATTTGAGATGTTATATATATCACTGGTTACATTTATCAAATTCGTAATGTTTCCAGGATTTAGTAATACAGGGAATTGGAAATTTAAAATTTTATAATTTCCTGTTATTTTATCAAAATCTGCGCCGTTGATTATATGAGGTGTCCAAAACGCAAATGATAAACCGTTATAATATTCTGTTTTACTTGCAGGTTCACCATCTTGTAGATAACTTGTTTGAACTTTCTCAACTCCATCAATTGCCATTAGTTGATTATATAGATTATTTATATCTATTGTGTTCCCTAGACTTTGATTTTCGAGCTTAAAGAAATCTAATATTATTTGTACTGCATTTTGATGAATACGTTCTACAGAGACCATAGTGTTGGTACTTCTAGTTATTATAATTTTGTTTTCTGAATTTGTATCCCAACTATTTTTCAAATCATAATCACCTTTAAGATATGGAGCAAAAACTGTAGTGAAAGGATCGATTGGAATAATTTCTGAAGTTGCGGGTTTCAATCTGTCACATTCCCGTTCAATTGCATTTTTATAACTTTTAGATACTTTTGAAACACCAGGTGCTTTTAACCATAAGTATATATTGTTAAAATCACAACTGTCACCAAATTCATAATCATAATGTTTTATATCTGGTTTTAGCTTATCGTACTTATTTAACCAGGTTTGGAACTCTGTCATATATGTCCAATTGTTCATCACACATATATCAAACACATTTGTAAATTTTGCTAATACATATTGTTTAAAATCTTGTTCTGTAATTAAACGGGAACCTGCTCTAAATGATGTAGGTGCTCTTTCTCTTATTTTGTCTACGGTTTCTAAATCTCTAGAAGTATATGACTCTTCGATATTTGCTGCTCTTATCAGACTTAATTTTTCATCTGGAGTACTTCCCCAAGTAACCAAACCAGTATCAGTCAGTAAGTTTTGTTTTATAAATTCTTCTTCAAGACCTTCAATTTCCACTGACAACTCACCATCTATATTAATAACACCAGGTCCAATTTCTCCATCTGCTCCATTAGATTCTAAATATATAACCATTACTTTTGATTCAGCAGGAAGTTGTTTTCCATTAATGTTGTCACCAAATGTTAATGTGTATTGTTTATTCTCATTTAAGCGATATTCAAAAAATCTGTTTTCATTATTTGCTTGTTCAACTTTATTGTCATCAAAAAATACTTTTTCGGTTGCAGTGTAAAGATTATTATCACCATACCACTCAACCCAACTAGTAATTCCATTTTTTGTTTCCTCGACATAAACTTTAATGTTATCATGAGAAATGTACTGTCTGTTGGTTAAACTTATATCTATGCTACTTAATGTAAAAGTCTCAAAAGGTATTCCAGCAGACACGAATGTAGTAGGATAAAGTTTCCAAGCACCGTTATAAAATATTGGTTCATTATCGTTAAGAATCTTTGATGTTGTTGTCACAACAGTTGAAAAATTCTCAATCAATGTATATTTAATAGGATTTCCTTTTGTGTCATTAAGACTTGTAGTAAATGTTGTGTATTTAGGTAATAAAATCAATTCACTTTCAGATGTTGTATTATAAACTTCTCCATCTAGAATACTTAATTGACAATTGATAAATGATGTTATAAATCCAGCAGGATTATATCCTAACATTTTAACAATTCTGTTCATATTTTCATAGTATTGGGAATCTGTAAATATTGATTCTGCTGCACCTACATTTTCTAAATATGTCATAGTGTCAAACATATAACAAAAAGTTTCAATCAACACTGTTAAATCAGACCCAGGAAATAATTGATCTGAGTATGTACCGTCTGTGTTTAATTTATTAGTAATTAATTCTTTAATAGAATTTGAATCGAATCTTAAATAATCTGTGTTCATATAATTATCTTCTTTGGTTAAGGGCTGTGTCAAATTTTAGTGTTTCATTTCCCAGTGATGGGATTGTGTATGATACTTCAACATAAAATGTATTATCGTCTGGTTGTGGATCTATTAAAATATTATCAATTGTTACTCTAGGTTCCCATAACTCAAACATACTTAAAATAGCTTGACCTAATTTCTTTGCTGTTAACTCATTAACAGGCTCATATAAGTACTCGTATAAACTGTTTCCATAATTAGGTTGTATTATTCTTTCTCCTTTAGTGAATAAGAACATATTATTGATTGAATTCTGTACAGCTTCTACATCAAGGGCAACTTTAATATTTCTATTTTTAGTGTCAGTAGAAAAATCCGAAGTCTTAAGGTCTTTGAAAGACCATTCTCTGTGGATTGTTTTTTCTCCTAACGATAAATCAAATATTACTGCTGCCATTTATTTTTCCTCTGGTTTTTCTGGATTTTCTTTAACTTCTTCTTTTTCTTTTTTACCGCTACCTTTTTCTACCATGTCAACTAACCTAGCACTGAATTTTTCATTAAGATATACAACAAAATCATCTAAATTTACTGTTATGAATAATTTATCATCTTGGTTGTCTAGACTTGGAACAAACTTTTGTATTATAAAATTCTCTAATACTTCATCAATACCTAATGTTCTAACTCTGTTAAGAAAAATTTCGGTTTTGCTGTCGATTAAATTGTTTAATTCTTTTGAAGCAATTTCACCAATCTCGTCCATTTTTTTCACTATTTTTTCTTGTAATTCTGCTTCAGGATCAACAGCAGCTTCAGGAGGAGTTTCTGCGTCTTCTTCTGCCTCAACAAATATTATTTTTTTAAAATCTTTAAATTTCATTTTTGGGTTTCCTTATTTTAATATATTTATAACATAGAATTAATCTGAGAATGTTACAGAGCTACTAGTTGTAACAATATCAAGACAACTTGCAGGATCACCATCTCGTACAACACCTACGCCGTTGATAAATACAACATTACTACCAGCAGTAATAACAGCTGCGCAATGAATTTCACCGCCAGGAGTACCACACAATCCATGCCCTGCTACGAGCTGACCTACGATAGCCATAGGCATACCTTCAGTAAAACAAAAGTCGGCACTAGCACCATTCGTAGGAGGATCTATCAAGGTTCCACCAAGTCCAACAACGTCTGTAAATTTTCTTGCTATTCCAAGTGTTGCCAT